AATAATAGGATGCGTATCTATGATAATAGCATTACACCCGAAGTTCCTAAGAATCCTGACTTTAAAGTATCAACAGTTTACTATCAGGTAGAGAATGGCCATGATCGTGATGGATTGGGTTCAGAAGAGAATTACTTCTGGAAAACAGCAAAAGAAAGGAATGATTTGTCTATAAATGTTGAAGCAGATCCTAATATTGGAGCAGGAAATACTGCAATTGATGGTTTAGGATAAAAACTAATACATATAGTGTCTAAATAGAACAAATGTTCGTTTAGGCACTTTTTTTGTGTCTTCTTGGAGGTTCCCATGTCAGAAAAAATGCTAAGAGAGATCGCAAACGATTCTTTAACTCCTAAAAAGAGTGATAAGGAGAGTTCTAGTGACTTATTTGAACGTCTTCGTGGAGAAGATGAAGACGGTTTAGACTATGAAATTGAAAGTTACGAAGTTATCTCAGAATATCGTTAAGAAACCCTGATAAATAAAATATAGTACTATAAGTTTCTAATGCCAACTCAAAGAGTTAGTAAAAGTTTCAAAGATCTTAGTATGTCATTCAAATTTAATCCTTTGAGTGGCGATTTAATTGCTTTGAAGAACGAAAACGCAATAGCGAGAGCTGTGCGTAATATAGTGTTGACTACACCTGGTGAAAAGTTTTTTGATCCTGATTTTGGATCGAGTATAGGTGAAATATTATTTGAGAACGTTGATGAGATCACTGCTGTATCAATTCAAGATGAAATTAAGAGTTGTCTTAAAAATTATGAGCCTAGAGTTGACTTAACTGATGTGGTTGTAGATCCTAACTTTGACGAAAATCAATTTGATGTAAAAATAACTTATAGAATAGTTGGTATTGATATACCACCTTCAGAATTAGAATTTGCCTTGCTTCCATCACGATAAATGTCACTTTTAAACTTTACTAGTCTGGATTTTGACCAGATTAAAGAAACACTTAAACAATATTTACAATCCAACTCGAATTTTACGGATTATGACTTCGAGGGGTCTAATTTGTCAACAGTTTTAGACGTTTTAGCATATAATACCTACATTACTTCATATAATGCCAATATGATCTCAAATGAGGTCTTTATTGACAGTGCAACCCTTAGAGAAAACGTTGTTGCACTTGCTAGAAACATCGGATACGTTCCAAGATCTAAAAAAGCAGCAATAGCAAGGATAAATTTCTCTGTAGAGCCAGGAATTTCACCTCCACCTACAACAATTACGCTAAAAAAAGGGCCAGTTGTTGGATCGAGTGCATTTGGAGGTCAATCTTTCGTTTTTGGTGTTACAAAAGACGTTACAAAGACTGTGGTGGATGGAGTAGCATATTTTTACGATGTAGATGTTAAAGAAGGCACTGTAGTTGATCAAAAATTCCCATATTCTACAAATAATATCAATCAGAGGTTCATTTTATCGAACGCAGGGATCGATTTAAGCACTTTAGAGGTCTATGTAAGACCAAGTTCGACTTCTTCTCTACTTTCTAGTTACACAAGGCAGGATAGTCTGTTTGATGCGGTCACAGGGAGTTCAATAACTAAAGATTCGCTGATTTATTACATTCAAGAGATCGAAGATGAACAATATGAGATCATTTTTGGTGACGGAATCTTTGGAAAAGCACTTGCAGACGGAAATATAGTTGAAGTTTCGTATATTATATCAAATGGATCAGAAGCTAACGGTATCAGTAACTTAAGTTTTAGTGGAAAATGCACTTATACTCGAAATGCAGTCGAAAACACCATAACTAGTGGTATTTCACTCGTAACTGCTGATAATCCCTCTAGTGGTGGAGACGAAATTGAGAGCGTTGACTCTGTTAAAAAGTTTGCACCGCAAATTTATGGTACTCAAAACCGTGCTTTGACCTCAAATGACTATGAAATCTTAATTCCCAACAAAATTTACCCAGAAACTGAGTCAATTTCGGTTTATGGTGGTGAAGAACTAGTTCCTCCACAGTATGGGAAGGTGTTTATTAGCATAAAACCAAGAACTGGAGACTTTGTTCCTAATGCAATTAAGGAAAATATCAAAAGAGACCTTAGAAAATACTCTGTAGCAGGAATTGTGCCTGAAATACTCGATCTCAAGTATCTCTACCTTGAGACTGACAGTAATGTTTACTATAATACCAGTCTTGCACCTAATGTATCGATGGTTTCATCAACAATTCTGAACAATATCAACAAATTGGCTGCATCTGCAGAGTTAAATAAGTATGGAGCAAGGTTCAAATACAGTAAATTCCTTAAAGTTATTGATCAAAGTCATGAATCTGTAACCTCCAACGTTACAACCGTTGAAATGAGACGAGATTTAAGATTGTCAATAGATCAATTTGCAGAATATGCAATTGATTTTGGTAATCAGTTTCATATTTCATCCATGGATGGATTCAATATTCGATCCACTGCATTTAAAGTATTGGATATTGGTAATGAAGTTTACCTTTATGACATTCCAAACACTGATAAAAAGACTGGATCACTTGGTTTATTCTCTTTAGACTCACCAAGTTCAACAACCCCAATGATTGAAAGATCAAATGTAGGAGTTGTCAACTATAATACTGGTCGAATGACTCTTAACCCTATCAACATTATCTCAGGTAAAACAAAAGATGCTCAACAGATCATGGAAATATCTGTTGTTCCCGAATCAAATGACGTAATTGGATTACAGGATCTTTATTTGCAACTAGATACTAGTAGTGTAGAAATGGTTGTTGATGAAATTGCTTCAGGTGCAGACCCATCAGGATCAACATATACAGTTACATCAAGTTATACAGACAGAAAGATTATAAGATAACACATGACCGATAAAAGAGTTCAAATCAATAAAGTTGTCAAAGAGCAACTTCCTTCTTATGTGAAGGATGACAGCCCTTTAGTCGGTGAATTTTTAAGTGCATACTATCAGGGTCAAGAATATCAAGGTGGCCCAATTGATATAATCAGTAATCTAGACTCTTATATACAATTAAACAAATCAGGCACTCTAGTCGGTTTTACGACCCTCTCAAGTGCTGTTGGCCAATTTGATCAAACTATATCTGTAAAGGATACAACTGGATTTCCTGAGAACTATGGTTTATTAAAAATAGATAATGAGATAATAACATATACTGGATTAACTACAAATTCATTTACTGGATGTATTCGTGGATTTAGTGGTATTACATCATTTAGTAATCCTGATGAACCAGAAGAATTTGTATTCTCTACTTCTAAAGCAGGAACTCATGCAGTTGGTGTTGGAACAAGTGGTGGTGTAGTTGAAAATTTAAGCACATTATTTCTAAAAGAATTTTTAAAGAAGTCTAAGAAACAATTTTTACCTGGTTTTCAAAAAGATCTAAACTCTGCATTAAACCAACCACAGTTTATTCGTCATTCAAAAGACTTTTATAACTCTAGAGGAACTGACGAATCATTTAAATTACTATTCAAGTCATTATATAACGAAGAAGTAGATATTGTTAGACCTGCTGATTATGTAATTGCACCATCTGATGCAAATTACAGAAAAACTCGTGACATAATAGTTGAGGCAATACAAGGTGATCCTATGGATCTAGAGAATAGAACACTATTTCAAGATCCCATAGAGAATCTATCTAGAGCATATGGCCCTGTATCAATGGTTGAAAGAGTAAGGGTTGGTCTTTTAACAGAAACATATTATAAAGTCAGTATTGATGCTTCTTTTGGAACAGGTAGTTCTGATGAATTACTTTATGGTAATTTTGCTATCCATGCCAATTCTAAAAACGTTGGATCTGTTGGTGCAGCACAAACTTACATTGATGTAGATTCAACTATAGGTTTCCCCGATGAAGGAACTTTAACCTTCAAATATCAAAATGGAACTACAGGAATTTGCACATATGCAAGCACAAACGTTACTCAGTTTTTAGGCATAACCACAACTGGTATTACTACCACTATTAAGGATGCTACAGCGATTAGACAGAATACTTATGTTTATGCCTCTGGGCAAGCAAACAGCACTGCAGGGGTCACTACAGACGGTATACGTTGTAGAATAACAGGTGTATTGAGTGGTGTAGAACTTCCGAATACTTTTTATCAAAGACAGGGTGCTAAGATCAAATTAAAGTCTTTAGGTAAAATTGCTAAAGTAACTGATTTTAAATCAAACAACTGGGTTTTTAATGTTCAACCAAAATATGATGTTAATACTATTACGTTACAAGATGCTTCAGGCCCAACATATGAAATAGTAACTGATGATTTTCATAGAATAAGATTAAATGATACGATAACAGTTCAAACATCAACTGGAGATTTAGATTCATCCTACACTGTTACTGACGTTTTAAGTAACGTTAAAATTAGAATGCAGGGGTCTACTATAAGTGATCTTACTGCCGTTCTTTCTATAAGAAAATTACTTAACAAACCAAATGCAGACGGAAGTGGAGTTAACAATAATCATCAACATTTAAATGATTATACTGCAAATACACAGAATGTTTATATGCAAGAAGTTGGATATGCTCATACTCTTTCCAAAATTAAAAATTTAGTTGCATCCAACTCTTTACCAACTTATGGTGATGATCATAAATTAAATCCAAGCACACAAAAAATTAATTTATCAGGAACTTTCCAAGGTGGTCAGACTATCATTGGAATAACAACTGGTTCTAATGATCATAATTTCTTTAGTGGAGATGCTATCTACTATACACCACAAAAAAATGCTGCAGGAGGAATAGATAGTTTTCTGTTTAGTGAGGGATTATATTTCGTTGAAAGAGTAAACTTGAATGATATAAGATTAGCAAAATCTAGATCAAATTTATATGATGGCAATTACACAAAGGTCTCAGAAACAACTGTTACTACAGATATTGTAAATAATACTTTTGAAAAATATGAGTTTCATAAAAAACAGATTTTACCTCAAAAACTGTTTAGAGAAATTGATATGCCAGTTTATGATGGTAAAGAATATAAAACAGAAATAGGATATAATGGAATCTTAATTAATGGCGTTGAAATACTAAGTTATAAATCTCAAGATCTCTGTTACTATGGTAATATTAAGTCTATAGACGTTACAGGTGGTGGAAGAAAGTATGATGTTATAAATCCACCTCAATTGGCAATTAACGATGGTGTAGGAGCAGGTGCTACAGGATATGTAGCAACTAGAGGTAATTTGCAAGAAATACGAGTTCTAGAGCCTGGCTTTGATTACGTCGATGTTCCTAAAGTATCAATAAGTGGAGGAAATGGAACTGGTGCTGTAGCAGAATGTAAAATGGTTACAGTTCCTTATCAGGTAGTATTTAATTCTGGTTCAGGATCTCAAACTGTTGCTATAACTACTACTATTGTTAAAAACTCTCTTGGAATTAATACAGAGGGTAACTATAATGTTGGATTTTTAACATATCATAAACTTAGAAATTATGAAAAAGTTATATACGATACTCTTGGAGAAAAGGCTTTATCTGGATTAAGCACTGGAGCAGTTTATTATGTTAATACAGATGCTCCTACTGGAATAACTACAATATCCAGTTGGTTGGATTATGACGGAGCAAAGTGGTATCCAGAAAAAACGATTAGACTTCATAGAAACTTAAATGAAGCAGTCTCTGGTATTAACACAATATCATATACTGGTTTTGGTGAAGGAAACCACCAGTTTCGATCATTTAATGGTAAATTGCAAGTTGGTAGTATAAATGTATTGGATTCAGGTGAAGGATATGAAAATAAACTTAAAACATGTCAACCAACTGGTATCAATACTGCACTTGATATAATCACAATCAATAACCACGATTATAAGACAGGTGAGATTGTAACATATTCTTCTGATTCTGATGGAACCGCTATAGGAGGTCTTTCAAACAGTAAAAAATATTATATTTATGTTGTAGATGGTAATAATTTTAAGTTATCGACTGTAGGTGTTGGAACAACTGCAAAAGACTTTTATCTTAGAACAAAACAATATGAAAACTTTACATCCGTTGGAGTTGCAACTCATAGTTTTAACTATGACCCCATTGTTGTAAACATTGAAGGTAAAGTTGGTATAAGTTCAATTGAGGGCGACAATTTTCAATGTGTGCCTCAACCTCTCTTTAGGGGTGAAGTAACATCTATTCATTTAACTGATGGAGGAGTTGGATATGGTGCTTCTGAAATACTTAATTTTAATAGACAACCTAGAGTTGACTTATATACTGGTGTAAGTGGAGAATTATTGCCTGTTGTTGCTAACGGTCAAATCATTGACGTTGCAATTAATAATAGAGGCCAATCATATAATACTCCTCCTAGTATTTCAATTACAGGTATTGGAACTGGTGCAGAGTTAGTTCCAGAAATAGTAGGTGGTCAAATTAGATCAGTTAAGATAATTAAAGGTGGTATTGGTTATGGTGCATCTACAACCTCATTAAATGTAGAATCTTCTGGTGAGTTTGCCATATTCCAAGCAAATCTTAAGACATGGCAAGTAAATGAAGTTAGAAAGAATTTTACTAATATAGATGATTCAGATGTATTCATAGAAAAACCAACACAGATTGGTCTTGAATTACAATGCTCACATGCATATGCACCAAGAGGTTTAAGAAAGATTGTATATCAAAATAATTCAGATGGCGATGCTTTATATGGTAGCAGAGATTTAACTTTATCGGGTGGTGTAGAAGAGAATAAAACACAACACTCACCGATTATTGGTTGGGCATATGATGGTCTTCCAATATATGGGCCTTATGGATATGAGAAAAGCACTGGTGGATCGGTAACTCAACTGAATTCTGGATATTCTGTAGATTTAAAAACTAATAGACCACCAACTAGTGTTTTCCCACAAGAGTTCTTTGTTGAAGACTTTACATGGAATAGTAATACTGACGAAAGTTACCTTGATGAAAATAACGGTAGATATGGAGTAACTCCTGAATATCCAAATGGAATATATGCATACTATGCAACTCTTGAATCAACAGTAACTGATGATGCTACTGATCCGTTTGACAATTTTAAGAAACCAAAATTCCCATACTTATTAGGTGAAAGTTTTGGAGCACAACCAAATCAATTTAACTTTTTATCTAAAAATAATCAGGATCAAATTAATCTTAACAAAACTGATTGGGTAAGAAATACTGAACCATATGAATTATTACAAGATAATAGTTCTTATGATTATGTAAGTCAATCATACAAATATGTTACTCAAGAGGGTTCTATTGTCTATGCTTCAGAGGGATCTGTAGAAAAAGTTGGTGTTGTTACTGGTGGTTCTTCATATCAAGTTGGTGATAAACTTGTCTTTGAAGAAAAAGTTGCTGAAAATTTTGAAACAGTTGGAAAGGTATCAAGAGTAAGAGGGCCTGGAATTGGAACTATTTCAGTTACTAATACCAAATTAAATAATATAGAGTTTTATCCTGCTGATGAAAGAGGTAGATTTGTTGGAGTTCATACCACTCCACTCAATTTACAAAATGGAGATAAAGTTTACATTTCTGGAATATCAACCACAAATTCTAAACTTGGTGGCAAGTCTTACACTATTGGAATATCATCTTCAAAATTGGTAGTTTCTGAAGCTATACCAAAAATTTCTGTTTCGGGATTAGTTACATTCTTTAGTGTTCAGGGTAGATTACCTTCTCCAAATGCTGATATTAATAATCTCAATCTAAGGGAAAATGATATTTTAAAAGTTGGTATTGGCACTCAGATGGAAGAGGTTAAAATACTTAATATTGATGCTGCAAATTCTAGAATAAGAGTATTAAGAAATCAAAATAATTTAAGTGATGCTAATAGTGGAGTTGCTCATACTATTAGAACAACAATAGAGGAAGATCCTAGAAAGTTTAAGATAGATGTTGGTTTTAATACTACATTTAATAATGAAGTTGATTTTGAATATTACTTTAATCCAGTAGAATCTGTTGGTGTTGGAACTACTGCTGGGCCTGGAATTGGAACGACAGCATCAATATTAAATCCTGGTGGTGGCCCAAGTCAAGTATTCTTACCTTCCAGATCTATACGTTTACCAAACCACAAATTTAAAACTGGTGATCAAGTAATATATAATCGAAATACTGGTAATGCGATAGGTATCGCAACTAACCGTGCTAGAGCTAATTTGTTTGATGTAGCAGATCGTCTTTCAGAAAATGTTCCTTTATTTGTTGCTAGATTAAATGATGATTTTATTGGATTATCTACAGTTAGAATTGGTTTAGGAACAGCAGGTGGTGGAATAGATCCAGAGGATGTATTTACTGGTGTTGGAGTCACTATTAAACAACAAAGTTTAATGTATTTTACTGGCATTGGAACTGGTAAATATCATAGTCTTAGAAGAAATTTTAATGAAACAGTAAAAGGATCCGTAGAGAAGAATTTAATTACTGTATCTGCTGCTAGTAGCCATGGATTAACTAATAATGATAGGGTATATTTAACTGTAAATGCTGGAATTACCACAACCGTTCCTGTCAAATATAATAAAGCAAATAGAAAATTAATTGCTAGAGAATTAGATTTTGTAGCAGCTGGTGTTAATACTTCAGGATCTATAATTGGTAATCAAAATACAATTACCATAGCAAGTCATGAAATGGTTACTGGCCAAAGAGTGGTTCATACAGCGACTACATCTGTGGGTGGATTGACTCATGACGAAGAATATTTTGTGTACGTAGTTGATAAAGATAAAATTAAATTATGTGGTAGTAGATTCCAAACAAACCAAAGTAAACCTGTATTTGTTCCGTTAGATGTATCGGCAGTAGGTGCTGCGGGAACATTGGGTCTTGTCAATCCACCATTAGAGTTTTACAAAAATGGAACTATAACATTTGATTTATCGGATTCATCATTATCATTTACAAAGGTTGCAGATACGTTACCCGCTTTTGATTTAGAACTTTATACCGATTATAATTTCATTCATGAATATACTTCAAATGAACAGTCATCTACTTTTAATGTAAGTAGAACTGGAACTGTTGGTATTGATGGTAAACTAATATTGACATATAATCAAAATACTCCAAAAATACTTTATTACAACTTAGTTGCAAATACGTCATCAGATAATCCAGATATAAACAAAGAACTTGTATTAGACAGAGAAATTATAGGAAATAATTCTATAAACTTTAGAGATAGTCGTTATGCTGGTCAATTTAATATCCTTACAAATTCTACGAATACGTTTACATATGATTTAAATAGATTCCCTGAAGAAGAATCATATACAAGTTCAACTACAACGATATTAAGTTATGACACTACATCTAAAACTGCATATGGCCCAATAGCAGCAGTTTCATTATCTGAAAAAGGAAAAGGATACACTAGATTACCTGGTGTTTCAACTGTTACTTCTGACACAGGATCTGGTGCTATTTTAGAAGCATCTAGTAGATCAATAGGAGTTCCTCAAACAACAAAACTTGAAAGTATTGGTTTTGATTATCCATCAGATTTTACATTAAGACCTCAATCAAAATTACCTCAGATCATTAAGATATCAGCACTATCTGGTCTTAAATCTGTTGGTATCACTTCTTATGGTAGAGGATATAATCATCCACCATCATTAGTTCTTCTTGATGGTCTTACAAGAGCGAAAGATAATGATGCGGATTTATCTTATAATTTATCAACTCCTGATAGAGCTGGGTTTGTAGATATTATAGAAAACACTTTTGGATTATCTAACGTTACTCCAATTATAGTTCCAGTTAATAATCCTAATGGAATTAGAGTAACTAATCTTGTTTATGATTCATCTTCAGATACTGTTGCAGCAACATTAAAAGTTGCTTATAGTTTAGCAGCAGAATTTCCTATAGAGATTGGTGATAAATTACTAATTGAAAATGCTAGTGTTGGAGTTGGATCTACAGGAAAAGGATATAATTCTGATCAATATGATTATAAAACTTTTGAAGTAACACAAGTTCATCAAAATTTAGGTAACGTTGGTATTGTAACTTACAGTATGGGTGGAAATGTTCCAACTGGTGAAACACCTGGTAATTTTAATACCATATTATCATCAGCAGTATTAGTCAGAGAAAGAGATTTTCCACAATTCTCTCCAGAATTACAAGTAAACACATTTAACTCTAAAGAGACATTAGTATCTGAAACTAGTGTTGGCCCTGTTTCTGGTATTGTTGCTGAATATGATCCAGCGAGTCAGTGGTTGACTGTAGAAGCTGCAAGTGATTTTGAAGTTGGTAAATTAATAGAATCTACAACTACAGGTGCTAAAGGAACAGTATCTGAAATAGTTCTTACCTTTGATACTAATTTCTTAGTAGATTACTATTCTATGGTTAATAATGGATGGGAATATGAAACTGGTTTCCTAAGTAACATTCTACAGGTAACTCATGAAAACGAATACTATCAAAGATTTTCATATGCGATAAAATCTAGAGTATTCATGGATAAATGGAAAGATATTGTTAATAATTTAACTCACACTGCAGGATTCCAAAAATTTAGTAATTTACAAGTAGAATCGAATTTACCAGTTGCTCAAAAAGCCTCAATGGTAGTTGGAACTTCTGGAACAGTAACTGGTGTTATTGATTTACAAGGATATCAAAGTTTACATGAAGTTAATAACTTTGATTTAGTTACAGAAAATTTAAAATCAAGATCTCCTGATGCTGGTAATCTCTCTGACGAAATTACTTTCCAGAATCGTATTTTAATTGACTATGCCGAATCTGTTGGAAACAGAGTTGTTTCTATTGATAATATTAGCGGTGATTTTAACGATTTACCAAGAACTACAGCATTCTCAGAAGTGGGTAGATTTGATATTTCTGGCAATAAAGAAAATAGATTTATGGTATATGTGAAAGATAGATTATTTGAAGGTGAGAGACAATTAATGATGGTTAATGCTTTATTTGATCCAATTAGTGGTCAATCTATGATTAACCAGTATGGTCAAGTCGAAACTATAAGAGATCTTGGATCTATGGATTCTAGTGTTGATGGTAGTGAAGCAGTTCTTAGATTTTTCCCAAATAAGAGTGAGTTTAACAATTATAATGTAACAACTCTTTCATACAACCTTAATGAACTTGGTCTTACAACTTCATTAACTGCTGGTATATCAACTAGCATAGGAGCAGGGTCAAATCCAGTAGGAGCACTTGTTCATATCGGTGCTGCCACAACACTAGGTGGAACTGCTCATGGTGGCGGTGAGGTCATTGTGGCCACCGTAGGAAGTGCAACCACAACAGGGCTTCCAAGTGCTGCTGGTAAAGCACCATTTGAGATGTTCTGCCCAAGATCTGCTAAAACTATAGTTGCAATCGCAACAAGTGAAGGAACAGTTGAATATAACGAATTAAGCATGGTTATGCATCAAAGCAATGTAGGTTTAGGATCTACTGTTGCGTTTGAACAATATGGGCAATTAACCATTCATAACAGAAGAGATAATCTTGCTGCAGAACCTTTAGGAACATTTAGACCTCATGTAGTTGGTCTTGGAACCACTGCCCAAATTCAAATTGGATTTACACCAAATGCTGGAATTACAACTGCATTTATTAATTCAGTTACTATAGGAATATCATCTGAATCATATACAGGTTTAGGAACAGTCAAATTAAAGAATGGATCATTAATTGCACAATCAACATCCATACCATCAAGATCTGCACCTTATCCTGTAGGTGTTGGTAGCTATGTTGAAGAATTTGATGCAGCATACGCCATTGTTCAAGTCAAAGATACTACAAACGATAGGTATGAGTTCTCTGAGATTATGATGGTTGATGATGATACTCGTGTATTCATGACAGAGTATGGAAATATAATAACTGGAGCAGGTGTCAATGCAAATGCAACTGGTATAGGAACTATAGGTGGAAGAAGAGATGGATCAGATTGTTTTACAGAAATAACATTTGTTCCAAATGCAAATACGGATGTTGAAGTTAAGACATTCATACATGCACTGAAATCAATTGAGGGCACAGATCCTAATGAAATAGAACTTCAATCTGGATCTATTCAAACTAAGTTTGATGTATATGAGGGAACTTTCTTTGGATCTAAGACTAGTTTCCCAATATTGAATGAAACTAATCAGATATTTAAAAAAGACTTTGATGGATCTAGCACCGATATTATAAGCACAACAAATAACACTATTAGTATTCCAAACCATTTCTTTGTAACTGGTGAAGAAGTTGAATATTCTGTTAAACAACCAATAGTAGGATGCACAACTACAGGTGTTGGAGCGACCACAGATCACATTGGTATAGCTGCAACACCTTCTACTTCTCCTGCAAGTGTAACTTATCTTCCAGATTCAGTATTTGTTATAAAGGTTAGTGATACTTTAATTAAACTTGCATCAACTGCAGAAAATGCATTGAAATCTATTGCACTTCCATTAAGTCTTACTGCTGTTGGTGTGGGAACTTCACATAGTTTAACAAGTAAAAATGAAAATACAAGGGCATTAATATCAATTGATAATATCATTCAAAGCCCTATCGTGGGTACTGGTGTTACTACATCTCTTGGAGTGAGTTTTGTTCAGAGTGAATCCATAATGTTTACTTCAGGTATAACTTCATTCTTTAGTGGAGATGTTATAAAGGTTAATAATGAGATGATGAAGATAATTGCAGTTGAAAATGCAGGTATTAGTAGTGCTATTAGGGTTCATCGAAATTGGATGGGAACAAAACTTGCTGCACATGCCAATCATGATGTTGTTGAAAAAATGACTGGTAATTATAATATTAATAATAACACTCTTAATTTTGCCGAAGCACCCAAAGGTGGTAGACCTATAAGCGTTGGAAGTACAGGTCTTCCATCTAGTGATAGAGACTTTACTGGTATAACAACCACATCAAGTTTCAGTGGTAGAATCTTTAACAGGTCTGGTATTAAGGGTGGTAACTTTGATGCTTATGCTAGAAATTATGCCATAGATGATATATCACGCTCCTTTGATGGTCAAACTGAAGTATTTACTCTCAAACAAAATAAAACAAATGTAACTGGTATTGCTACAAACCTTGGTATTGTAATGGTAAATGGAATATTGCAGGGTGCTGGTCAATTAAATGATTATCAATTATCTGAAGTTTCTGGAATCACATCTATAACATTTACAGGAACCGCATCATCTATCGCTAATGATGTTAACACGGCAACTGTTCCTACTGGTGGTATTATTATATCAGTTGGATCAAGTGAGGGATTAGGATATCAACCTTTAGTTGGTGCTGGTGCTACGATAGGTTTTAGTGCTTCTGGTATTGTTACATCAGTCAGCATTGGTAATAGTGGATCTGGTTATAGGGTGAACCCAGGCTATGCTGGTTTGTCATCAACAAGTTCAATTGGTGGTGTTGGAATAGCAACTGAGATTAGAGTTGGTGTTGCCTTTACAACTTCTACAGGAACACCTAACATTCAATTCATCGGAACTGCTGCAGTTACAAATGGTCGTGTCGTAAGTATTGCTATTACACAAACTGATCCTGTTCCTGGCTTTACTGGTGTAGGTTCAACTATATTTGAAGCAATCATTGATGCTCCATTACCATATCAAGACATTCCTCTTTGGTATGATCATGCAGCAACACCAGGTGTTGGTGGATCTCAAGCAAGGGCAAACATCACTGTTGGTGTTGCAACCACTGGTGGTAGTGTGATTGACTTTGAAATTACTAATACAGGATTTGGATATGGTGAATCTCAGGTATTGACTGTTCCTACATTTGCAACTGCACCTGGTGAATCATATGCGGTTCCTGTAGAGCAAGTTCCATTCAGACCATTCCAATTAACACTACAAAAAGTTCATCATGATGAATTTAATATGTGGACAATGGGTGAATTACAGGCTCTTGATGATTTTTCAAATCTATTCAATGGATCTAGAAAAGCATTCCCACTTACAGTTGGTGGTGAGGCATTTGCCATACAAGCAAGAACTGGTTCAAATATAGTTGTTCAAAATACTATTATTATTACTATAAATGATGTATTACAGGTACCAGGTGAGGGTTATACATTTAATGGTGGTGGAACGATAACATTTACTGAAGCACCAAATCCTGATGATGTGATGAGAATATTCTTCTATAGAGGAACTGGTGGTGAAGACGTAAAAGATAGAGATATTGTAGAAACAGTTAAAGTTGGTGATGACTTACAAATTAGATTTGATCCTGCTTATAATACAAAAACATTTGTTGAGTTCCCAAGAGCAGTTCATGAGTTAAAATCATCAGATACAGTTGTAACGAATCAATATTATGGAAGAGGTATAGGTGATAGTGATACTGAAACTAGACCAGTTAAATGGTATAGACAACTTAATGATAGATTCATTGACGGAAAGATAGTTCGTAAGGATAGGCCACTATATGAACCTAGTCTATTCCCAACTGCATATCTAATACAATCAGTTGGTGTTGGTCAAACAGAAGTATTCATTGATAGTTGTAAACCATTCTTTAATCCTGAGAATGAAAACCCTTCAGATAGGAACTTCCAAAAAGATATTCAAATTGTTAATGCGAGTGCACAATATGAGTTTCTTGCTGGTGCTGCTGCAACTGCAATCGTATCTATCGCCAATACAATATCATTCTTCTCAATTACATCAGGTGGTGATGGTTACACATCTGTTCCTGAAGTTAGGATACAACAACCTATAAGTATTGGTGGAACTCCATTTGTGGGTATTGGAACCACTGCAACGGCAATTGCGACTGCAACAATCGCCAATGGATCAATATCATCGATTACAGTGGGAATTAACTCTGGAATTGTTGGAACTGGTTATACTTCTGCTGCACCTCCTGTGGTTCTAATTGCTCCACCTACATATGTTAGGGAAGAAAATACCGTTGATTTATATGAAGGAGACTTTGGTGTTGTTACTAAAGTTGGTATAGTGACAAATATTTCTGACGCAAATAATGCGGGAATTGGTATTGGAACTGGAATTGTATTTGATTTGTATATTCCAAAGGGTTCTCCACTAAGAGATGAAAATATTAATAGCCCTGATGCTGTAACAAGAAGTGGATTACAGACTGGATATTACTTTACAGTTAGTAATTCAAATATTGGTTCTGGTGTTACTGCAGTTTCTATGACTGGTTCTATTGGATATGTTGGTGTTGGAACTACTGCTTTAGATAACATATATGAAGTAGCACACCATGTTGGAATAACAACTATTGGAATCGGCACTGATCAATCAGAGCTAGCAACAAGAGTATTCTGTAGAGTTCTAAATTGGAATGGTTTACAGAACACTGTTGGTTATTCAACGGTGGGCCAAGGGCATAGCACCCGATACTTAGGTGACTTTAGTTGGGGTCGATTACAACTAAATGACAGACAAATAGCACAGGCATATACCGCCAATATTAACGACGGTGTTACTGGTATAAAGACAGGGCCACAAGTTAAGAGAAAGATAGCTCTCAAATCTCAGAACTATGTTGTCTAAATAAATAAAAAAAGTGTAAACAAAAGTTCATGTCGGCAATCATAACGGATCAAATAAGAATATTAAATGCAAAGAATTTCGTTGCTGGTGTATCAACTTCGACTAATTCTTACTATGCCTTTGTGGGTTTACCTAATCCAACAGCATATCAAAGTGATTGGGATTCAAATCCTCCAGCACCAATTGATAATTTCAATAACATGAATGAATATCATGATAGTATGATTGCTGTGAAGAAGATAACTGCTGAAGATGTAAAACAAATTGTTCCAAAATTGAATTGGAACTCTGGAACAACATATGATTACTATAGACACGATTATAGTATTTCTAATGCACCACCAAACTCTGGTGGAACATCTTTGTATACTGCAAACTATTTTGTTGTTAATAGTGACTTTAGAGTTTATATTTGTCTACAAAACGGAACGACACCTGAAACACCTGATGGGAAACCATCTCTAGACGAACCAACCTTCACAGATTTAGAACCAAGAACACCAGGTACATCTGGTGACGGATATATTTGGAAATATTTGTATAGTATCAAACCTGCAGATTTAATTAAATTTGACTCTACTGATTTCATGCCAGTTCCAGCAAATTGGGGTGATAATGCTGCAGATGCTTCTGTAAAAAATAATGCTGTAGATGGCGGTATTAAAATTGTTGTTGTTAAAAACAGAGGAACTGGTATAGGAACTGCTAACCAAACTTATACTAGAGTTCCAATTAAAGGTGATGGATTTAATGCAGAATGCACCGTTGTTGTTAATAATGATGCACAAGTAGAGAGTGTTACTGTATCAAATGAAGGATATGGATACACTTATGGTAATGTAGATCTATCTGCTGGATCTATTCCGACACCAACCTCTCCACCTACTCTTGATGTAATTATTACACCACCAGGTGGTCATGGAGCTGATATTTACAGGGAATTGGGTGCAACTAACTCATTACTATATGCAAGAATTGAAAATGATGCCGAAAACCCAGATTTCATAACAGGAAACCAATTTGCCAGAATAGGTATTCTAGAAAATCCAAAATCATTTAATTCTAATGAAATACTTACATTAGATAAAGCAAGTGCTGCATATGCTTTGAGATTGGCGGGAACTGGATACAGTTCTGTAACATTCACTGCTGATAGTTTAGTAAAACAAACTACTGGAACAGGTGTTACTGCTGTCGGATATGTAATTAATTATGATCAAACTACTGGTGTTTTAAAATATTGGCAAGATAGAACAATTGCTGGTTTTAATACTGTGGGAACAGCACAAACAGCTGTCGATGCAATTTATGGATATAACACAACAAGGTTTACTTCCGAACCAACTGCTGGTGGTAGTGTAACAATTGTTGGTGGTAGTTCTAATTTATCAATCAGCACATCATTCTCAGGTCTTTCTACTACTCTAAATAATAGAACATACTACCTTGGTCAATCATTTACTAAGGGAGTTTCTAATCCAGAGGTTGACAAATATTCTGGAAATATGATTTATGTTGATCACAGACCATCAATTACACGATCTTCCAATCAAAAAGAAGACATCAAAATAATATTACAGTTCTAATTAACTATGGCTCAGCAAACCAACCTTAACGTTTCACCATATTTTGATGATTTCGATCCGAACGATAATTATCAAAAGATTCTTTTCAAGCCTGGTTATCCTGTACAAGCAAGAGAATTAACAGGTCTTCAGTCTATATTACAGAATCAAATTGAAAAATTTGGTCAACATTTTTTCAAAGAGGGTGCAAAAGTAATACCAGGTAACACTGCATATTCCTCTGAGTATTTTGCTGTAGAGTTAAATAATAGTCATTTAGGAGTTCCTGTAGAATTTTATATTGATCAATTAATTGATAGAAAGATAATTGGAGCAACAACTGGAGTAACAGCGATAATTAAACAGGTTCTCATGTCTGAGAATAGTGAGAATGGTAATTTAACACTGTATATCTCATACATGTCATCTGGTGTATCAGATAGTACTATTAAAGTTTTTGCTGATGGTGAATTATTAATAGCAGATAGTGATATTGTCTCAGGCCCTCAAAATAATGCATTTATACCTACAGGTGAATCATTTGCTTCTTGTATTGCAAACAATGCAACGTCAACTGCTGCATCTTTTTCAATATCTAATGGTGTGTATTTTATAAGAGGTAATTTTGTTCAGGTTCAAGATGAAACTATTGTTTTATCACAATATACAAATACTCCTAGTGCTAGGATTGGTTTAAGAATAGATGAAGATATAATCAATGCTGATGAGGATGAGACATTAGCAGACAACTCAAAAGGATTTAACAACTATGCTGCACCAGGTGCTGATCGTTTAAAAATTTCAGCTAATTTGTTTGCTAAACCATTAGATGACTTTAATGATTCTAATTTCGTTGAATTGGCAGTAATTGAAAATGGTGCATTAAAATCTCAAATTAAAAATACTAATTACAGTTTCATTAAAGATGAATTAGCTCGTAGAACATATGCTGAGTCTGGTGATTATGTAATTAAGAGTTTTAATATCTCTATGAGAGATTCTTTAAATAACAATGTTGATAATAATGGAGTATATCAGTCTGGTCAATTTACTCAAGGTGGAACAATAGCATCAGATGATCTTGCTTTATATCAAGTCTCACCAGGTAAAGCATTTATAAAAGGATATGAGGTTGAAACTATTAGTTCAACATATATTGACGCTCCAAAAACAAGAACATCAAAAACATTAGAAAATCAAGGAGTTGCATATAAAACAGGAAATTCGTTAAGACTTAACAATGTCAAAGGTGCACCTGAAGTTGGGATTGGTAATACTTATATTGTTAGTTTAAGAGACCAAAGAGGTGGTGATAATTCATTTAAGATAGCAGGAAGTGAAATTGGTATGGCTAGAGTCTATGATTTTGCTCTAGAATCAGGTTCATATTCAACATCCAATTCTGCTGTGAATGAATGGGATACTTCACTTTATGATGTTCAATTATTTACAAAAATTACCTTAAACGAACCAGACACATTTACTATACCAACTCAAATTAAAGGAAAATATAGTGGTGCTACAGGATTTTTAGTAAATGCTGTTACGAATAGCACATCTTTAGATGTATATGATGTAACTGGTAAGTTTATAGTAAATGAACCGTATGAAATAAATGGAACTGCTAATAATCGTGTTGCAACTGCAGTAACATCTCATGGAATACAAGATGTTAAATCAATTTATGGTGGCCCTTCAGCATCTATTGGGCCAGGTGTTGTTGGTGCTGCGAAAAGTTTTTCTGGTGATATATTACAAAGACCAGTTCTTAGTTTTGGAAGTGGGTCAGTTACTTCTAAAAATGGATCCACAGGTTTTAGTACCATAACAAGTTCAAACCCATTATTTCCAAGTTCATTAAAAGTTGGAAATCTACTAAGATTTGGTTTGGGAAATAATGATCCAAGTTTTGCAAGAGTTACTGAAGTAGGAACAAGTTCTGTTACTGTTACTGGTGTTTCAACTGTGACTGGTGTTTGTGGAGGTTTACCAACATCAACTGGAACAAATAATCCATCAACTGTTTCTGATCTAACATTAATAACAAGCCCATTAGAAAGATCTACAGATAGTCAATTATATTCTCTAATGCCAAAAGCATTTATTTCAGATGTTGATCTTTCAAGTTCTACTCTAACTATTAGAAAACAATTTAGTGTTAATGTTTCATTAAATGCCAATACTGGATTGGGTCAATTATCATCTGCAGTAACTGCAGGTACAAATGAAACATTCTTACCTTTTGACGAAGAAAGATATGTCTTTATGAGATCTGATGGAACAACTGTTTCTTTATCTGATGAAATGTTTACTTTTTCTACAGGAGGAACAGTTTTACAGATAAGAGGATTAGGAGCAGCAGATACAGGAGCGACATTAATTGCAACTCTTACAAAATCTAAACCATCTGCTAAAGTAAAACAATTAAATCGTGTAAATTCAATAGTAGTTAATTATTCTAAAGATACTGCATCTGGTGTTGGTGGAACAACATTAAATGATGGATTAACAACTGGTAATTTCCCAATAGGAACAAGGGTTCAAGATCAAAAAATAGTTTTAAATAACGCAGATATCGTTAGCATTCATGGTATTTTTGAATCTAATGATACATCTGAAGCATCTGCACCCAAAATGACGCTGACTTCTTTGAATGGCCCTTCTGGAAAGGCAACAGATTTAATTATAGGTGAAAAAGTTATTGGTCAAAATAGTGGTGCTGTAGCTATTGTTGCTGAAATTATATCAGATAGTCAAATTACATACATTACTAAAAATGAAACAGCATTTGAAGAGGGTGAAATTGTAGAATTTGAAGAAACAACAGTTCAAGGTTTAATAACCACTTTAGATAATCCTAGCCGAAATATATCTTCAAATTATACCTTTACTACAGGTCAAAGAAGCAGTTTCTATGATTATGGATTTATTACTAAAAGAGTAAATGCAAAAGAACCTAAGAAGCAATTAAAAATATATTTTAAAAATGGATATTATGATTCTACTGATGGAGGTGATGTCACAGTAAAAAATTCTTATAATAGTTGGGATTATAGTAGAGAAATTCCTATGATTAATGGGGAGTATGTGACTGATACTTTAGATATAAGACCAAAAGTAGATACTTATACAGTTCTTGAAAATGTAAGATCTCCATTTGAATTCAAAGGTAGATCATTTACTGCTTCTGGAAGTTCTGCTGCAAACATATTAGCATCTGATGAATCAATTAATCTTACTTTCTCTCATTTTGTTGGAAGATTAGATAGAATTTTCTTAGATAAAACTGGAAGATTTCAAGTTAAATATGGAGATCCATCAGAAAAAAGAGAAAGACCAACTGGAGTTGATGATGCAATAGAGATTGCAACTATTCTTTTACCTCCATTTCTATTCTCGACCAAACAAGCTAAAATAGACTTTTTGAAATATAAAAGATATAGAATGTCAGATATTGGGGATCTTGAGCAAAGAATTAAAAATCTAGAATATTATACATCTTTGTCTATGCTTGAGACACAGACATCAAATCTATTTGTTCCTGATGCTGATGGATTAAATAAATTTAAATCTGGATTCTTCGTTGATAATTTTACATCACTTAAAACACAGGAGACTAATGGATTTAAAGTAAAATGTAGTTTAGATCCTTCTAATAATGAATTAAGACCACAGCATTATTGTACTTCTGTTGATCTAATGCCAGGCCCTGTAGAGGGTGTTGATGTTGGAGTTGATCGTGCTTTTCTTGCTGCAGAAGGAACAAATATACAAAAACAAAGTGATGTTGTCACTCTCGCATATACTGAAACTGAGTGGTTAAGTCAACAGTTTGCAACTAGAACAGAAAGTGTTACACCATTCTTAGTTAGTTTCTGGCAAGCAACTGTTAAATTATCTCCATCAACAGATACATGGACAGACACAGCAAGACTTGAAGCAAAAATAATTCAACAAGAAGGTAACTTTGCTGGTATTATGGCACAAGCCATGCAAGAATTTGGAGTTGATCCACAAACTGGGTTAGCACCAACTCAATGGAATTCTTGGGAAACATCATGGGTTGGTCAAGAGCAAGTAGATCGTAAACAACAAAGACAGGAAACAAGCACAGTAACTGAAGAAGAGATTATTAAAGCAGGTTGGATTAATGGTGGTAGAAGTGTTAACCACTCAGTAATGCATGATACAACCACAACAACCACTTTTGAAGATACGATTAGAGATACTTTTAGGGTTGATAATCAAGTTAGAACTGGAACTAGAAAAGTTGTTACGGAACAGTTTGATAACGAATCTATTGGAGATAGAGTTGTAAGTCGTGATGTTATTACTAACATGCGTTCAAGAAATATAGAAGTTAGAGTTACAAAATGTAAACAACTTACACAGTTATATGGATTCTTTGACGGAGTTCATGTAACAAAATATATGACTCCTAAATTGACGGAAATCACAATGGAGACTGGAACTTTCCAAGTTGGAGAGACTGTCAGAGGAAAACTACCAACTGCTGGTAATCCTGCTGAAGGAACAGATGTTCCTGCAATTAGATTTAGAGTAGCACAAGCAAATCATAGATCAGGGCCATATAATGCTCCAACAGAAGTCTTTGCTAAAAATCCTTATGTCTCTCAAGTTGGTGCATCTGGTCTCGAAACATTCTTAGGAACACCAGGTGTTGTTCAATTAGCATCTACTAATGATGGTGCTACAAATATGCCAGCAACATATTCTTCAACTTCTACTATATTAAATATTGATACAAAATCAATGAGTGATCAAGCTCAAGGAGATTATTATGGATATGCAGCAACTGGAATGGAACTTGTAGGAGAAACGAGTGGTGCAACAGCTGTTATTTCAAATAGAAGATTAATTTCTGATCTTGGTGCTAATTTAATTGCTAGTTTTTATATTCCAAATCCAAACAGTGGTAATCATCCAAAATTTGAGACAGGAACAAAAACACTTACAATGATTGACAATGTAACTAATGATCAAGAAAATACAGATACATTTGGTGAAGATAATTATACTGCTTCTGGAACATTAGAAACAGTTCAAGAGAATATTATTTCTACTCGAAATGCTATTCTCCAAACTAAACCAACTAAAGAAGAAAAGCAAATTAGGCAACTAACAGGAACATCTGTTATGAAAACTGAGGCTATCAGCACATCTGAGAATGTAAGTAGTAGAGATGTTTGGTATGATCCATTAGCACAATCTTTCCAAGTTACTGATAGTGGTGGTATATTCATTACTAGTTGTGATGTTTACTTCCAAAGTAAGGATGATATGGATATTCCAATGACATTCCAAATCCGCACAATGGAAGGTGGAGTTCCAACACAAAAGATTTTACCATTCTCTGAAATAATTTTATCTCCAGATCTAATTAATATTTCTACAAATGGAACTGTTGCAACTAGATTTACATTTGAAGCACCTGTGTATCTTGAGGGAGATAATACAGAGTATGCAATATGTTTAGCATCATGGTCAACCAAATATAAAGTATTCATATCAAGAGTTGGTGAATCCGATCTATTGACTGATGAATTTATATCGCAACAACCATACCTAGGATCACTATTCAAATCACAAAATGCTTCTACTTGGGATGCTTCACAGTGGGAAGATCTTAAATTTGTAATTAATAAAGCGGTATTTGAAACTACTGGATCAATGGAGATATATAATCCAATTTTATCTGAAGGTAATCAGCAAGTTGCAAAACTAAGACCAAATTCAATTAATATAAACTCGAAACGAGTTAGACTTGGTATTGGAACTTCATTAGCAGATACTGTTCTTACGTTAGGTAATACGGTTAATCAATTAGGATTTAATGATGGTGATACTACTCACACTGCTGCATCAAACGCAAGTGGTAACTTTGTAGGTAGTGCTGGAATAGGAACGGGTAATATGGGTATCGTAAATGCAGGCTTAGGATATACTCCTGCATCTGGAACATTTGATTATGTTGGAGTTGCTCTTTCTAATGTAACTGCTGGTGGTGATTTCATGACAGCAGATATAAGAGTTACTGATGGTGTTGTTGCTATAGCGACAATTAGATCTTCTGGTAGTGGATTCCAACGAGGTGATGTTCTTGGTATAGGAACAATTACTGCGTCAGATGGAAGTGCTGTACCTGGTAGAAACGCAAGACTATCTGTTGTTTCAATCGGAAGCACAGAGGAGTTGATATTAGATGGTGTTCAAGGAGATTTTGCTCTCAATGGAAGATTAACGTATACGCATCCAATTACTGGATTAACAACATCACTGAATACAACAGTTGGTTCTTCCAATACAAGTGCTAGAATCACTACGTTGAAGAAAATTACAGAGGTAAGTGATGGATTACATTTCACTGTTGATCATAGAAATCATGGTATGCATCATGAAACAAATAGAGTAACAATATCTGATGCAGAATCTGATGTAATTCCAACAAAATTATCATTACCATATGGTTCAAGTTCAACTTCAACAATATCTGTTGTCAGCACTGATAATTTTACAACATATGAAAACGTTGCTGTTGGAGCAACAAACCCAGGCCTATTGCAAATAGGTGATGAAGTAATCAAATATACAGGTGCTTCTAGTGGATCAATCACAGGTATAACAAGAGGAAATAATGCGAAAGGATATATCAAAGGATCTCCTGTTCGTAAGTATGAATTGGGTGGCGTATCTCTTGCAAGAATTAATAGAACTCATTTACTAAGTGAAATTACTGATAGAGATCCAAACCCGATTACATTTGATAGTTATACTATAAAAATTGATACAAGCGATTTAACTTCTGCACAAACTGGTTTACCATTCGCAGCACCAAATAGGCAGAGTGACTCAAGTGCAACTAGTAATCCAAAATTATATTTTAATGAAACCAAATCTGTTGGTGGTTATGATACCCATGCAACACAAAATATACCATTCCAGATTATTTCACCAAATATCAGCCACGTGACTGTTCCTGGTACTACAGTGTCTGCTGCTATGAAAACAATATCAGCATCAAGTCTTGGTAATGGAATGGGTCAAGGATCTGATTTACCTTTCTTAGATAAGGGAAGTGAAACTATAACTTTAAATAAATCAAATTATTTAAATTCTCCTAGAATGATTGCATCCAGAATCAATGAAACAAATAATAGTGTTACTCAAAACTTCTCTGGTGATAGATCATTTAATATGACACTTACTTTAGAATCAAGTAATCCTAATTTATCTCCTGTAGTGGATTTACAAAGAATGAGTGCAATTTTAGTATCAAACAGAGTTGATGCTCCAATTTCAAACTATAAAACTGATTCTAGAGTTAATACTGTATTTGATGATCCTACATCATGCCAATATCTTTCTAGAGAAAATAGTTTAGCAAACTCTGCTTCATCGATTAAAGTATTAATTGATGCTCATATTAATGAATACTCTGATATAAGAGCATTTTATGCAATTAGTGCTACTCCTAACTTTGATCCAATATTTGAACCATTCCCTGGCTACAAAAACTTAAATGATCAAGGTCAGGTGATTAGTGCTGCTGAAAGTGATGGTTTGCCTGATAGACTTATTCCTAAGACTGATGTTGGAGGATTTAAGAGTAATGAGGTGACATTTAAAGAATATGAATTTAACATAGATGATCTTCCAGCATTCAAGTATTATAGATTTAAATTTGTTCTAACATCTACAAATCAAGTATATGTTCCTAGAGTTTCTAATCTAAGAGTTATTACTTTAGCATAATGGCAAAACTTATTCCAGTTGAGGGTAATAATGATTTGGTCAGAGATCCAAACACTGATCAAATCATTAATACTAATACAAATGCCTATGAGCAGTATGTTAGTCAACGTAGAAAACGTAAACTTGAAAAGGAAAAATCTTTATCTGTTGAAGAAGATCTTGCTAGTTTAAAAAGTGAAATGAATGAGATCAAATCTCTACTAAAGGAGTTAGTCAATGGCAAATAAAAAAATTACATTTGATCCAGAAGCTGGTGTAGGGTATCCTTGCAATTTTATTATAAATGGTGGTGCTAACTTTACTGGAACGTTTGAAGTAGTAGATACTTCTAACACTGGATATAATTTTTCAACAACTAATGCTGTTGGTATTGCTACAACCACTGGGTGGACAGGTTCTTCTCAGATGACAAAAAGTGTTTCTATTGGATCAACTGGTTTTCCTGTAGCAACTTTTTCTGTTGGTATTGATACCACTAGTGCCACTGCAGGAAAGATTACAATTTCATTAGGATCAACTGCCACAAGAACTTTAAGTGAAGGTAGATATGTCTATGATGTTATTGTTAGTTCTGGGGCTACTTTCTATAGAATTGTTGATGGAACAATCTTAGTTCAACCAGGCATTTCATCTGCAATATAAATATGATAGAGGTATAGTATAAATGGCTCAACCATCCACCAGATCAGAATTAATTACCTATGCTAAAAGGCAATTAGGTGCACCAGTATTGGAAATCAATGTTGCCGATGAGCAAGTTGAGGATATACTGGATGATGCTATTCAATTTTTTCAAGAACGTCACTTTGATGGCGTATACCCAACATTTTTAAAATACAAAATTACAGATGATGATATAAAAAGAGGAAGATCGAGAGATGGAAATACTGATAACGTAGGTCTTACAACAACCACTGCTACTTCAACAATTGATGGTGGAACTACTTCATTTAGTTTTACTGAAACCTCTAATTACTTACAGGTTCCAGATGATATTATAGGAGTTACTAAAGTATTTCACTTCGATGGATCAAATAGAATGGCTAGTGGTATGTTCAGTTTGAAGTATCAGTTGTTCTTGAATGATGTATATTTCTATGGATCTACTGAGTTATTGACATATGCAATGACTAAAACTTATCTTGAAGATATTAATTTCCTACTAACCACACAAAAGCAAATAAGATTTAATAAGAGGCAGAATAGATTATATTTAGATATTGATTGGTCAAGTGTTAGTGCAGGTGAGTTTCTTGTTTTAGATGTTTTTAGAACATTGAATCCAAATGATTATGGAAAAGTTTTTAATGATTCATTTTTAAAGAAATACTTCACTGCCAATCTTAAGAAACAGTGGGGTCAGAACTTAATTAAATTCCAAGGAGTTAAATTACCTGGTGGAGTAGAATTAAATGGTAG